ACGTAACTGTTCCTTCTGAGTTTAACCATACAGGAACAGGAAGTTCAGCTTATGTTGGACAAGACGGGACATTCTCAACAACAACATCAAGAGCAATCCCTCCATACGTTGAAATGGTATGGATAATGAGGGTGAAATAGGAGGATTATAGGAGGAATAAGATAAAATGGCAAGTGAAAAAGAATTTCCAAAAGTAGATGGAGATGTTCATTACGGTTCAGAAGCTAATATGTCTAATGTAGCTTTTGTAGAAGCAGGAGAAAATATTACAGCAGGAGATGCAATTTATGTTAAAGCTTCAGACGGTAAAGCGTATGTTAGTGATACGGGAACTTCAGCAGATATGTTTGTTGATGGTTTTTGTTTGGCTACAGTAACTACTGGAAATGATGTAAGTATGCAAACAGGTGGTATCTTCGTTACAAGTGGTTTATCTGATAAAGCAGATTATTATTTAGGTTCAGCTGGTGCAATAAGTGGTACTGTTAGTCCAATTCAAGTTGGAATAGCTTTGTCAACAACACAGTTGTTTGTAAATATTAAAGATACAGCTAATGGAATGTTTCCAATTGACCAAGATGTAAGTTATGGAGCAGTCACTGCGAAATATAGAACAGCTTTTGCTTATAGTGTTACAGCTAATGAATTTACAACTGAAAGTGCTATTATGATTCATTTTGAATGTGTTGATGATGGTGCTGGAGCAAATCAAGGAATAGAAGTTGAATTGGAAGGTGGAAAAGTAGTTCTTCTTAGTCAAGGTGTAATTGCTTGGCACGGATGGCTTATGATTTATCAAGACCCAACAGTAAATACAACTTTAAGATACATAGCAAAAGCAACTGGAAATGGAACAGATTATAGCGGTGAAGCAGGTTCCGTAGCAGGATTGGCTGATGCCAATTGGATAACGGCAGCAAGAACTTTAACAGTTAAGTATTGGAGCAATGCTGGAACTAACGCTGGAAGATTCGTACAAGCATACAAAATAATCAAAGGAAGATGATATAGTGTGGATAATGAAGATTAAATGATAACTACGATTAAGTATTGGTTGAAATGTATTCAAGAATACCCTAAACTAGAGGAAGCTCACCAGTACTTAAAACGTGAATGGACTGAACAACTTAAAGTAATCAGAGACTCGCACCACGATTCAAAAAAGTTAAAAGACCAAATTAACTCACAAAAAAACTTAATCATAAACTTAGAAAGACAAGTTCCCAATAGTAAAGAAGAACAATTCTTCACTAAAAAACACCCTAAGAAAAACATCAATTACAAACGACACGAAACAGATGATTCCTACTCGATAGATGTGAGAAGTTTCAATATGCCTAACTACGCTTACCCAAAATTTCAAGGCAGTAACGACCAGAAAATGAGACAAATCTTGATTTGGGTAATTGAGAACGTAAAATATGTAGGAGACAAAGATGAGTATAACTATGAAGAGTATTGGGCATTTCCTTATCAAACAATCAAAAGAGGAAAGGGAGATTGTGAAGATGGAAGCATTTTAATCTGGAACATTGCAATAGCAAACAAGATTCCGTATTACCGATTAAGATTAAATGCAGGTTGGGTAAAAGAACCCTACGGGACTAAAGTTGGTCACGCTTACGTCACATACTTTAGAGAAAGTGATAACAAAGCAGTAGTTCTCGACTGGTGCTACTACCCAAACTACGCTAAGATACTTGAAAGAAAAACGCATAAAGAGGAGCGTGATTATTATGAAATCTGGTGGAGCACGGACACCAAATATTCTTACGCAAATAAGAGATACTTGGATAAGATGCCCGAAGAAGAGTTTGAGGTTACTGCTACTAAAACTAGCAGATAGGCTTGAAGATAAATATTTAATGAAAAACACCAAGACTGGTGAATGGGAGGAGAAAAGAAAATGGGAAAATTTAAAATAAGTATAATTAAGAAAGGTTTTAGTTGGAAGAAATGGTTTAAAAAACTAGGATTAAACGTGCTGATTGTTTTATTGTCTTTTGTTGTCACGTTACCATTTGAAGGTCAATGGGCTTTAGTGTTAGTTCCTGTTGCTTTAGCTGTACTGAACTTTTTGAAGAACTACGATAAAAAGAAGTGAATGAAAAAAACCACCGACCTTGAAAACCTTACTGAAAGGATGAGTAGGCAGATAGCAATCTGTATTAAAAGACACACTTATAAAAAAGCTCAACTCAATACAAGAACTGGTGAGTACGAACCTTATTGTACTTATCACTTCTTTAACGAATCAGCTCCTGTTGCTTGTCCTTATCGAAGTGACCAAATAAAAATTAAGAAAAAGGTTGGTCGATTTTTTAATTTAGTTAGTTATTATCGTTGTGAACGATGAAATTAAAAAAGTATTGGAGAGGATTCTGTCCTATTTGCCAGAACTCCTTAAAATTTCCCGTGATTGTATGGGGAAGGTATAACTGTCATTATTGTAGAGGTAGATTACCAAGGAGTTGGTACAAAGAGGCTCGGGTTGTAAAGGATTAAACTCATTGATGTTAAACTGCATTATCCATGTTTAATTCATCACATTGACTTTTAGCAATATTGGTTGCTTCGTTCAACCTTCGCTTAACGTCATCAAGTGTATTTCCTCTAACCGTCACGTCAAAATATGACTGACCTTTAGCACTTTGTTTGATGTTCACTCTAAAATTTGGTTCGCTTTGTTCTGTTTGTTCCATTTTATTTCCTCCGTGGTTACGAGAACTCTTCTGGAAACTTCTGAAGAATTAATCTTGGCCGCTCCTGAGTTGCAGGCATATGGCTCACAGAGGTTTTTCCAGAGCTCTCTATTATTTTAAAGTGAAGAACCCTTCTCTAATGCAATCTGTTCCATAACTGCCTTTCTGCATCTGGCTTGTGCTTTTCTTCGCTCCTCTTCAATCTCCTCTTTTGTTTCGGTTTCCCCAACTTGGATAATCTCTCCACACTCAAAACTTTGGTAGCTGTAACTTTTTCTTACCAACACACTTATTTCTTTTATTCTCATTTTATCCTCCGACAACTCTCAACTTCAGGAAACCTTGTAGAATTAGCATCGACTTTTGAGGGAAGATGTAGATTTGTTCTAGTGAGGTTTTTCCAGTTGAGAGTCATATTTTTATTCATTTTTAACTATTAAATTTATAATACCGAGTTCCGATATTAATTTCAGTGGTTTACCAAATTTTAATCTGGTAACGTCTTCTTGTGATAATTCGTGGTTGATTTCTTTCATTTTATCCGCTCCAGTTACAATTTGTATTGCAACATTCAAATGAATCCAGACCACCATTTCTCTCGTCATCGTGAAAGACTTTCAGAGTCATTTCTCTACATTGTGGACATTCTTTCCATTCTTTCATTTTAACAAGCCTCCCCACCACACAAACGACAGGTGGTGTTACATAAATCTTCACTGTTGATGTCTAAGATTCTCTGACAAGATGTACATTGAATCTCGTCGTCTTCAAGAATCGGTTCGTCATCGTCGAAATCAATTACTTTGTCACAAGTTTCACAAAAGTGACTTTTGAAATCTGAATCGTCTTCTAACAAAGTTGAGTTACAATGTGGACATTTCATTTTGAAGTCACCTCGAAAGATTCTTTCAGTTCAGAATATCCTTTCATTATTGCGGTGATTTTTTCTTTGGTCAATCCACTTAATTCAGACACGGTGCTAATCATAAACATATTAGTTACTCCAGCAGACCTCACAGATTCATAAGCTCGAAATTCTTTTTCAGTTATTTTCATTCTTCCACCTCACAACTACATTCACTTAACTTATTAGTACAACCAATACATTCATCTTCACCATATAAAAATTTATTAGTATCTAACCCAATTCCTTTAACAATTCCTTTAACATCTGCACAAGGCAATTCTAACAATCTCTTTTTTAAATTAACTATTCCATTTTCAACAATAATTTCAGTTGAATAGTATCCAGAAACAAAAATATAATATTTCATTGTTCATCACCTCTTGGTTCATCTGTGTGCAGTAATTTACTACAAACACAACATTTGAAATATTGTCCGTATAATTGTGCTGCACCTTGATAACTATGAGGGTATAACTCACATTTCTTATTGTGACACCAACCAGCCATACCTTCATTAGTTACTTTTTTTCTTATTATTGTCATTCTTCATCACCTCTGGTAATGTTTACAATTTGGACAAGATTGCCTTTTGTCAGTAGGTGTAAAATCCTTATCGCAGTTGTAACATTCAACTTCATTCGCTATCCTGTTCATTTCCTTAATCAGTTCCTTCTTATTCATTATTGCACCTCCTTTTGAATCTTTTCTAATCTTCTACTAACTTCAAATAGTTCAGATTTTATTTTACAAATTTCTTGTTCTTCTTCTTCAGTTAAAGATTCACTACGATAATGTGCTTCTGATAAATGACTTCTAACTATCCTTAAAGAAAACAATGCTTTTTTAATTTCTTCATTTTCAAAAGAAACAACTTCTTTAACACAATCTTTTTCTACAAATGGACATCCACTGGTATTCTCAGTTAAATTATTCCAATTAGCTCCATCCATTCCATTCCAATCTACTTCTAATTTATCTCCTTCGTTACCAACAAAGCAATTCTTGGTTATTACATATTTTGTTTTTTCCATTTTCCAGACCTCGTAAATAAACAATCTTTGTTGTTTATTTGTTATAAGATATAGAAAGCAGTACTACTTTATATATCTTTCTATTATATTTTGTATATATTCTGTAATATATACAACGTATAATAATAATATTTATAAAGGAGCTTAGAATCATAAATTACATTAATATTAAGGAGGAAACCAAAAATGCAAGATGAAATAACATTTGAACGAAAATTAGGCTTAAAAGGTGGCTCAAAAGCAGTAACAATTCCAATCGAGCTAATTAATTATATAGAAGCAAAAGAAGATTCGACAATAATCATGCAAGCCAAAAAAGGAAAGCATGGAAAGTACTTAGCTCTATGGGCTAAATAATATTTACTAAAGAGGTGTTAAATTGAATGGTCAACAACTATATATTGAACAATTAAAATCCGTTTCAACGGTTCCAATCCAAGTCGCTGCATTAATTAAAAAATCAGATGACCTCGGATATAAACCAGGATACCGTTATAGTTATGGAAAATACGAGATTCATGATGAACGAAATGTTCTAATGAATGAAATTGTTTTTGATTTTGACTGGAGCTCTTACATAAAAAATTATAATAAAGCCAAATTAGTTGTTGAAGCATTAGAAAATAGAAACATACCTTATTATATTTATGCAACAGGTGGCAAAGGAATTCACATTCATATCTATTTTAATAAACTAATAGCAACAAACACTAAACATAAAGAATTATTAAAAGAAGCAAACAGTTATGGCTTTATCCCGAAACATATAAGATTATGGTTTTGGAATCTAATTCTTGAAGAAGCAGGTATTGATGAAAAATTTAGGGGTAAATATGTTGACTCCCAAGTAATTAAATTTGATTACTTTGCAGGGTCCTCACATTTAATACGAGATTGTGGTGGAAGAAAAATTACTAAGAAACCAGATGAATCTTATACTACTACTTACAAAACATATATTTCAAAAGATACTTTCAATAATAAAAAAATAAGTGTTAATGAATTAAAGCATGTTAAGTACCCTGTTCAAATTGAATCTTTTGATATTGATATTATAGAGCTTTGTTCTTATCTTTCTAATTTTATAAAAACTTGTAAAGACACAAAAATTGAACCTTTCAAAAATGAATATTTAAAAATTAAGTATTCTGAAATGGATAGTATTCTAAAATTAAAAGAAGGAACTGATTCAGGAAATAGAAGTAAAGGAGCTTTTTTAATTTCAGTTGCTTGTAGAATTGACCAGTTACCAAAGAAAGAAACACTATTAATATTAGATGAATACGTTAATAATTGTGACCAAGTAGGTCATAAGTTTACATTACATGAAGCAGAAAACTGGATGAACTGGGTTTATGCTCAAGAAAAAGTATTCTGGAATTGTTCACAACTTGATGAACTAGGAGTACATGATAGTTCTGTTTGTGAATTTTGTTGTGCTAAAAATAAAAAAGCTAATGATTTTTTAAATTCTTCTAAACTATTACAAAAGATTAAAAAAATTCTTGATGATGAGATAGTAGGTGAAGACGATATTAAAATGCTTATATTTTTATTATTACTTAGTAAAGACTTTCCTTCAGAAACAGGTATGATTGATTGGAATATTCCAAGTGACCCGATGAGCCAAAATATTATATTAGCATCTGATTCATCTTCAGGTAAAACATACGTGGCTAAAAAGATTTTAAAGCTTTTTGGAATCGAAGGTGAGGATTATCATGTTATTTCTAGAATGTCAAAATCTGTTATTAATTATTATACTGAAGAAAATATGGATGGTAAAATATTATTTGTAGAAGAAATGCAAGGATTAGATGAAAATACTTCTCAATTAAGGGTATGGATGAGCGAAGGTAAACTAGCTTTTGATACTGTTGAAAAGGTTATTAATGAAGAAGGCATTGAAGTTAATAGCAAAGTTCGTAAAACAACTAAAGGCCAACCTTGTTTTTTAACTTGTCAAGCAGAAGGAATGGTAGGAGACCAATTAAATAATAGAAACTGGTTAATAAGTTTAGATGTGTCAGAGAATCAAACCAGGATGATTTTAAAGCACCAGACTGACTTAAATAAAGGAATACTTAGTAATAATGAGCTAGAAATAAGAACCATTAGAGATGCTTTAAAGCAGCTTAAACCTTATCATTTTATTATTAATTTTTTAGATGAGGAATTCATGAAGATTCCTACTAATGATGTTAGAGCGAGACGGGATTACATGAAGTTTATTACTCTTATCAAGTGTAGTGCTTATTTACATCAAAAACAACGAGAAATCATTGAAATTGAAGGAAAAGAGTTTATAAAGTGTGATATTATTGATTATGATATAGCTAAACAATATTCTCATAATATTCTAGGCGCTACGTTTTCTGGATTAACGGTTCAACAAATAGATATTATTACATTACTAAAGAAAAGTTCATGGAAGGATTCCTTTAGTGTGTATGATTTACAAAGATTAATTGGTAAAAGTCATACTCACTGGCATGGTCAACTAGCTCACTTAGAAAACCTTGGATATTTAAATTCAGAGAAGAGTTTAGGTAAAACTACTTTATATACTTTAAACGAGGAAAAAGCTTTAGATTTGATAGAATTACCTGATGGTGAAGCTTTACTAAAACACATGACCTTAAACTCAAAATCAAAATCATATCAAAATATCAATATTGATGATTGTAAATTTTACTATGATTCTGAAAACAGGTTTAAGGTCCCTGCTGTTTTTATATATAAAAATGAAAAACAGACCTTAAAAAATCAGCCCGGGGCGCTAATTAAAAACCGTCCGTCACTAAACAATGGTTTTTCAAAAGCCAAAAGTGAGAAAATTTTAAGGTCAGAAGATATTTTGAAATTCATAAAATCAAGTAAAAGTCACTTAATTGAAATAGAAGATATTGCTGTACATTTTAAACAGAATATCGATACCTTCATTACATCGCTAATTAAAGCTGGTGCTATATATGAACCAAAGCCAGGGCGTGTGATGATATTATAGTCAAAGCGGAACCATAAGAGTTCAGCAAGACGGAGGCCACTAAAATGGCAGAAGAAATAAGTTGGGACGACGCAATTGCAAGCGACGGGTTTGTTAAATTAGAAGCAGACAAAGAAAAAGTGCTTGTTGTAACTAACATACACTTTGAAAAAGTGAAAAAATTTGACAAGGAACAAGTCGAGCTGCAGTCTGATGTATTAGAGGAAGATGGTAAAGAAACATCTGATAAAAAGTTTACGACTAGTAGTAGAAGACTTAAACAGAAACTAAGACCTATATTAGAAGGTAAAACACCAGCTGATAAAGTAAAATTGAGTATTTTGAAAGTTGGTGATAGATTTGACACACAATACAGCGTAAAAGAAATAGCAATGAATTAGGGGTTATTACCCCTTTTTCTTTACTACGAGGTAAATAAAATGGAAGAATTAACAGATGGTTTGCATGAAATGTTTCAAAAACAAATAGCACTACAAACTAAGCTACAAGGTGAAGACTTCAAAATTGTAGGTAACCAAGAATATATTAATATGATGGTACTAGCTGCAATGGACGAGTTAATGGAAGCACTTAGAGAGACTCCATGGAAACCATGGAAGAAACAACAAGAATTTCACCAAGCTAAGTTTAAAGAAGAGATTATTGACTTATGGCATTTTGTAATCAATTTGTCATTAGCTGCAGGAATGACTAGTTTAGAAGTGAAAGAATTATTTCTCATGAAGAATGAGATTAATAACAAACGAAAAGAGGAGGGTTACTAAAATGAAGAATGAAATGAAACAGTTGTTAGCTAGCAAAGCAATTGATGGTATTAAAGGAGAAGAGCCTAATATAGAACTAGGTGATTTGAGAAAAGCTTTGAGTTGCGCTTATGGAATAGTTAGCAAAGAAATTAAGGCAACAACTAGTAAATAAAATCAGTTTATACAGTGCTTAAACTCACTGTATTAACTTTTTTTATTTATTTAGTATAAACTATAGGAGGATAAAAAATGGTGAATAAAACAGCTTATATTGCTTCAGGGTGGTTTAATGAAAAACAAGCCAATGATTTAGCTAATATAAAACATATATTAAAAGAGTTAGATGTAGTGTTTTTTAGTCCAAAAGATGAATGCTTAGTAAGTTCAATGAACTCTGAAGAAGACAAAACTAAAACATTTAATCAAAACGTTAATGAAATTAAAAAAGCAGACTTTATAATAGCAAACACTAGAGATAAAGACATGGGAACAATATTTGAATGCGGCGTAGCATTTTCAAATAACAAACCAATAATTTATTACTGTGATGGACTAAAAGGAGGCTTTAACTTAATGCTATCAAAAAGCGGAATAGGCGTAGCAACATCATTAACGGTTCTAAAACTTATAGTCTACAATTATTTACAAGATGAAAACTATACCTTAGACTATGTAGGTGAAATAGAATGATAGAAGAAGAAATGATGGAGTTATACGCTTTAAAAAACATAATTCGTTTTAATAACTTATCAAGAATAACAAATGAATCAGTAGCTGAGCACTCTTTTTTTGTTTCTTTAATAGTAGCAAGACTACACAAGACATACCAGTTTAATTTAGAAAAAGCATTACTAATGGCAATAACACATGATATTTTTGAAATATGGGTTAGTGACATACCAAGAAATATCAAGGATAAGTACAAAGAACTAGATGAGGTAGCTACTAAAATAGAAAACAATATTATTAAAGAAAAATACCCAGAGTACAAGGAATTATTAAATGATTTTAATAATAAAAGAACAGTTGAAGGCTTAATTGTAAAACTAGCAGATGCACTAAGCGTAATGCAATATACTAATACAGAAATAGGACTAGGAAATAATCTTTATATGCCTAGAGTGAAAAGAGAAACAAGAAAAGCAATAGCTAGACTATACACAGAACTAAAAGGTGCACAAAAATGAAATTAAAATTAATAGTATTTGAGGGAGTAGACAAAGTAGGAAAAACAACAATACATAAACTATTTGATAAAGAAACAAATTACAAACACTTAACTTGTGATAGACTTTTTTTATCATACCTTGCATATTGTTTTAGATATAAAAGAGAAGTCAGTAAAAGTATTAAGACTTGGCTACTAAATAATATTGATAATATTATTATTGTTTACTTACACGCTGATAAACAAGACCTTGAAACAAGATACAAGATAGCAAAGCACGAAAAAGTAAATATAGCTAAAGACTTAAAATGTTTTGAAAAAGCAATAGACTACATTAATGATTGTAACGTGAAATATATATCAGTGAACACTTCATTAATGACAGAAGAAGCAACAGTTCAACACATAAAGGAGGCATTAAAAAATGAAATTTAAAAATCATTTAGAAAATATAAAAGTAACACTAGTAGATTATCCTAGCATGGAACGATTAAAAAAATATATTCCTGAATTCTGTTCCATTACCTGGTTAGAAAACTATAATGACCTTGACCAGTTCATGAAAGATAGAAATTTAACAAGAGAAGAACTCGTTCATGAAATGTTTGAAGGAAGAACATTACCAACAGCTCTAGAAACAGTTAGACTAACTTTTTTCATAGAAGGATTAGACTTAACAACAGTAACACATATTATCAGACACAGAATGTTTTCATTCTCTGCACAGTCAACAGACCCTGTAAGCATGTCAAACCATGACATACTTGATAATGATGCATTCATTGAAAAACCTCATTTACTAGAAAGAGCACACAAGATTTGTAATGAAATGAATTCATTATATGATGATGCACTAAAAGAAGGATTAACATTCTATGATGCAAGACATTACATGCCTAGAGCGAAAGAATGCAAGTACTTCATGAGCGGAAACATAAAAGACTTCCTTGGATTCATTAGAGTAAGATTAGGAGTTCAATGCCAACCAACAAGTGATAGAATCGTAGCATTATTAATAAGAAAAGAAATCTTAAAAGTATATCCTTTCTTAAAAATACCAACTGAAATAATAGAATGGCATTACATTAACGCTATTGATAAAAAAATGAACTTGAACACGTATCCACCAAGCAAACTACACCAAGAAAAATTAAAAGAAATAGGTAAGGATTGGTCAAACATAAAGTTCTCTCATCCTAAACCAAAAGATGATTACAGCCACATTAAAAAGTTCAAGAAACTAGAGGCAGAACTAAAATGAAGAATAAAAACATACTTGTATTTGATTTAGAAACAGATGACTTAGACATTAATACTTGTAATATTATAAGTTTTCACGGTTATTCATACCGTGAAGACAAGTATTATAATTTAATGTTTAAAGATAACAAAAAAGAAATTCAAAAAATACTAGATTCCCACCAGGTATACGTTACATACAATGGTGATGAATTTGATACTAAAATAATTTCTAGAGTTTACGCTAAACAATACAATTATGTTAAACCTATTGATTTACTAAAAATAATTAAAAGAAGAGGAACACTAATCAAATACGGCGGTTTCAAAAAGAAATCATTATCTGTTATTGCCAAGGCATTAGACTTAAAAAATAAAAAAATAGATGACTTTGATTACGACATGCTTAAAAAACCAAATCATTCAAGTGAAGAAATACAATTAATATTCAAGTATGGACAACAAGACATTGAAGTAACAAAAGAATTATTTGAATACTTGTACAATTACTTTTATTTTTACAGGGAATACATGAACAAAATAGATATAAGAGAATGGTCATGGTTAATGTCAAGTCCTGGAACGTATGCATACAAAGCAATTTGTCACTTAACAGGATTAAAAGAAGAATGGCTAAATGATGAAGACCGTGAAAAATACAAGCAAGAAGACTTAAACTTTGAAGGAGGCTATGTTAGTATACCGGCCACTGAATTCATAACAGGAAATATTTATTGTTTAGACTTTAACAGCGCTTACCCACACGCTTACATAATGTTAAACTTATTCGGAAACAAGTGCACGTGTTGCACTAAAGAAGAAAAATATGACGGTGGTGAATTATTCGAGTTAAGCGGTAAATACTGTACTAAACAATTAAACATTATTAGTAAAGTAATCAAGGACTTATACATGCTAAGACTAGAATATAAAAAAAATAAAGACCCTAGAGAAGTAGCCTTAAAAATAATCTTGAATACATTATATGGTATTTGCGGAAATCCTGTATTCAAAAACGTATTTAATATTAACACTGCCAAGGACTGCACTTTATTCGTTAGAGAATCAATAAAACTAGGAAGAAAAATGTTTACTGAAGCAGGATACAAAGTATTATACAGTGACACTGACAGTATATACATGGAAGATGTTTACGATGATGAAGAAAGACTAATGATGATTAAAACAAGTGTTATTAACAAAATAAAAAAATCTGTACCATTCCAACAAGACACGTTTGACATGGGAATAGATGATGAAATAAGATTAATGTACTTCCCTGGATTAAAAAAGAAAAACTATTTATACGTTACAAAAACAGGAAAACTAAAACTAAAAGGCTTACCATTAATGAAAAGCAATGCATCTAAACTAGGAGTACTAGTTTTTAACAAGTATATTAAAAAAGAAATAATAGACAATAACAATGTTAAATTCAAGTGGAGATACATCAAGGACGTAATAGATGAAGAAATAGGAAACAATTTTTCTATAGTAGAACAAGAATTTAATTTAAAAGAATTAAACAAGTATAATTGCAAAACAAACTTGTTCTATAACCTTGCAGAAAAATATGGTAAAGGACAACATAACTTGATTCCTAACACTGTATTCGGAACAGGCAAGAGCAAAAAGTTTTGCACATTAAAAGAATTTAATGAAAATAAACTATGCATTAGAGATATAGTGCTAGATAAATTCTGGCAAGAAATAAATCCTTTTATTAAAACAAGAAATAAACAAAAAGAGTTGTCAACATGGACGAATATACAATAGTGGTAGATACAAGGGAGCAATTGCCCTTGTGGACAAAAAAGATTGAAAGAAAGAAATTAGACATTGGTGACTATAGTATTAAAGGATACGAGAATCAAATAGCAATAGAAAGAAAATCACTAGGGGACTTGTTTGGAACATTATCAGGAGGTCATAAAAGATTTAAAAAAGAATTAATGAAATCACTAGGTCTTGAATACTTTGCTATTGTCATTGATGGCACTTACACTCAAATTCAAAAAAAGGATTTCAAGGGCAGTTATTTTTCTAGAATGAAAGGTTACGTGATTCTTAAAATATTGTTCACTTTACATGTTAAGTACAGGATTAATGTGTTTTTCGCTAGTAACAGGTGTGAGAGTAAGAGAATTATTAAAAGTTTATTTAATAGTTATATTAATAATAAAAAAAAAGTTAAAACTAGTAATTAACTAAAAAGCATTACTAGTATTTAAATAATATCATAAAAAAATAGAAAAGTATATAAAGTTATTATACTTTCAATGATATAGAGGTGTATAAATGGGTAAAAAAGAGATATATGATTTTTTAAACAAAAACCCTAATGCGTTTTTCAGCGCTGATGACTTAAGTAAAATTCTAAAAATAAATTACCAAAGCGCTCGAGCAGCTATCAACAAATTAATCACTGAAAACACTTTAGTTTCTAAAAACGTTACAGTAAACAAATTCGGTCCTGCTATATCCTATTTTTCTATTAGAAAAACAGATGATAAACTAGAAGAAGCCTTGATTGAATATAAACAATTACGTAATGACCCTGCTTTCGCAGCTAGTAACCAAGATTTAATAATAGGATTATTACAAGTAAAAGAACTAAAAAAACTAAACGAGGTACTCCAAAATGGATGCAGAAAATGAATTTAAAGTAGAAGTCGTAGATGGAAAAATTAAAACTACGCAAACAGTTATTAAAACAATGGAAGTAGGAGAAGCAGTACTTGACCAACAAAGCTTACACGGTCAAATGAAACAACAAGAACAACAAAAGCAACAACTAGAAAAACAAATTGAAGAAGATATGTTTAAGAAAAACTTAGAAACATTAAGTAAACAAAATGATAGATTGCTAAAATTCAATCAAGATTATGTCCAGGCACTAACACCATTGAATCAAGAATTACTAACTGAAATGAAGAAAGTAGTTATTGCAGAGAAAGCAAAAAGAGGATATTCTCGAATTGATGTAAAAGATAGCAATGGTAAGATTATGGCACAAAATCAAATCCTAGCACCATTAGCAACAAGTCACAAACTTGATATGAATCATCCTTTAATAATGAGTTTGAAACAGGAGTTCGATAAATTATGAAGAAGAAAAACGATTCAGTCCGATGGATTTCAACAATTCTAGCATTAATAGCTACGATTGGATTTCCTGTTGGAATTTATTTCCTTAACTGGTCACTAGGAGTGAGACTTATCTTAATTTCAGCATTCCTAATGTTATGGAGCATAGGAATTGAAAAAGGGTACAGGGGTAAAAAATGAGTATGAAACTACCATTTAAGGATAAACATTTAGAAGAACTCAAACGAGTAATACTAAATGGGGCAAGAAGCACATGGACGATAGAAGAAAACTTCAGGCAAGAACTAATCGAATGGGCAAGACAAGAAGATGGAGAAAGTAAAACCAAAACAACCCGACTGCCTAGCAAACCTAAAAAACTGTAAAGCCAGTTGTTGCAGGAACATAGTATTCAAAGAAAAAATATTAACAGATTTATTCAAAGAATACTATAAAGCACATGGGTGTAAAGTAGAACAACTTCCAAATAGAACTTACAGGATTGTAGTCCCAATGAAATGCCCACACTTAACGGATAACAAATGTGACATTCACAACAACAAACCAATGCTCTGCAGGAGGCTCAACAACCACACAAAACATCAATATTACATTACGGATGGGTGTGTATTGTAATGCCTTTTCCTAATAAAGCCACTCAATTCAAACCTGGTGATAAGCTGGTCAAGCGTGCAAATGCAAGAAAAGGAGGGTTAGTTAGGTCAGATAAAAAGAAATTAGCAGCCACTTTTCGCATTTTAAAAAACCCGTTAATCAGCAAAGATATGATTGACAAATTAATGCTTAAAGTAGCAAGTCCGGAATTAAGCTTAATTGATTGGGGTAAACATATATCAGTGGCTGAAGAGCACCATTTGAAAGAAGGCAATATTAAAGCTTATGGTAACATTGCATACATGAAAGAGAGATGGCACAAAGCCGCTCATGGAGAAAAGATTCATACTGAAAACGTTCATCATGTTATTAACTGGACAGAGGTTATAGATGGCTGCAGAATCACAAAAGAAGACCTACAAGACGAAGAAGATAGTTAAAGATTTTTTCGGGGTGACATTATATTGGTTTCAATTAAAATTTTTACAAGATTGTTTAACAAAGCAAAGAGTATGTGGAGCTTTCTGTCGTCAAACAGGAAAGAGCATGACTATAAGTATTCTTTCTGTTATGGAGGCACTACGAGAACCGCAACGGCATATCATTATAGTTGGACCAACGGACAGACAGGCAGGAGAGTTGTTTGCGAAAATCCGAAACTTTATCGAAAACGCATACGTTGGAATGGAAATTCTATCCAGTACACAACGAGAAATGGTAATGAAGAACGGGAGCAGGATAAGTGCGTTCCCAACAGGAGACGACGGAAAGAACATAAGAGGAATGACAGCAAACGTTCTAATTCTAGAAGAATCAGCTTACATAAAGGACAGTATTGTGAACCAGGTTCTATTACCAATGGTCGCTGCGACAAATGGTAAGATAATAAAAATAAGTACTCCATTTGGAATGAACCACTTCTATAGAAGCTTTCAAGAAGATGACAATTATATTAGTCACAGGTACACATGGGAAGACGCTGTTAAAGTTAAACACTTCACTCAAGAGTTTATTGATGAACAAAAAATGCAGTTAAGTAGTTTAGAATTTGATACAGAGTACATGGCTAATTTCATAGCAGATGAAGATGCATACTTTAATCATAAATTAATAGAGAATTGCATAAGTGATTATAAGTTACTATTAGACACTGATATTATAGACAGTGGCAAACAGTACATTCTAGGCGCTGACCTTGCTAGAATGGGACAAGATAGTAGTGTATTTATTATAATAGAACAAAGTAAAGTGAATAAAGTAATCTATTTAAAAGAATTAAAGAAGAACACAATGGATGAAGCTATTGACTACATTAAATTCTTACACCAAAAGTTTAAGTTTAAAAAGATTATATGTGACCAAACAGGATTAGGTGCAGGCGTAGTAGATGTGTTAGCAAAAGATTTAAACACTCCTAAAAGTAAAACACCAATGACTAATTATAATCAGCAGTATTCAGCAGCTGATATAGTTGTAGGCTTAACGTTTACATTAAAAAATAAAGAAGATATATTTAGTAATTTAAAACTTAACATGGAACAAGGTAATCTTATTTTTCCGCAGCACAAGCGGTTAATCTTTGAACTAAAAGATTTCAGGTATGAAGTAACAGCAAGTGGACACTTGAAATTACATCATAGTGAAGGAGGGCATGATGACTTTGTTGATGCTCTTGCTTGTGCAGCACATGGACTCAGGGGTAGGAGTTACGGGTTCTTTATGGGCTAAAATAATGAAATGGATGATTGGTGAAGAGCACGAATATTATGGAGTTGTTGTTATGTGCAGAACCATAGAAGGAGAACCTTACAGATTCTTTGATAAAGATGGGTGTATTAGCATGATTCCACTGGATTGTTTGAATTTATAATATTATTTAAATACTATAAGATGTTTAATACTATTTGATTTGGCTACTTTAGTAATGAAGGGCTGAGAAAATCACCTCTTTCCCACCAAGTGTAAAAGCTTGGCAGGGTTTTCATAATCATGGGCGTACTCGACTGGTATAAAAAATCTAAGACCTTTCTTTCAAAAGAAGTAAGGCTATTCAGCGGAAGCGAACTCGCTGCTGAAGATAGCATGGCACTATTACCGTCTTGGTTCTGGACAGCAAAACTAGGAGTTCCGCGTAATACTAATTTGTTAGAGCTTAGACAATATGCTAAAAGTCCATGGGTTCAAATGGTTAAAGCAGCCATTAAGAAACAGATTATGAGCATTGACTGGGATGTAATACCAACCGATGAAGAAGACGAAACAGATTATTCTGAACAAATTAAACAAATTAAAACTTTCTTAAAATACCCTAACCGAAACAAGCAAACATTCTGGGAGTTATGGGGAATGTTTATGGATGATGTTCTTGACCTCGACGCTGGTGTTATTGTTAAAGGAAGAAATGGTGCCGGTGAGTTAAAAGAATTATTTGCTCACGATGGTGGTAAATTCTTATTCAAAACTGATAAGTATGGCATTATTGAAGGAATGTACCAATATAGTTTTCAGTTCCCAACTAACAAACCCTTATTCTTTGAGCGTGATGATATTATTTATGGTAAAGTAGGAAATAATACAGACCAGTACCCTTATGGGTGGAGTCCATTACAAAGTATCCAACAAGAGATTGAAGTAATGATTCAATCAACTAGATTTAATAAAGAGTTCTTCAAGAATAATGCAATCCCTGATGGTATATTAAGTGTTAATACAGAATTAGAAAACTTAGAAAGATTCCAAAAAGGTTGGGCACAACAATGCCAAGGTAAAGCACATAAACTAGTTATTCATAATAGTGATGCTACATTTACTCCTTTAGGAATGAATAATAAAGATATGGAATGGCTCGAAGGACAGAAATGGTATTTCCATGTTTGCTTTGCAGCATATGGATTAAGTCCTCAAGAAGTAGGATTTTATGAAAATAGTAATCGTTCCACAGGAGAAAGTCAAGAAAGAATCAGTATTAAAAACGCTATCAAACCATACTTAATTCTTATTGAAGAAAAGATAAATAGAGAGATTATACCAGAACTTATAGGACATGATGAAATTAAATTTAAATTCTTCCCAAGTGATGATGCAGCAGAAAAGATTGAACACGAACAAGCAATGGCTAAATTAAATGCCGGTGTAATCACAATTAATGAAATGAGAGCACAAGAAGGATTGGACCCAGTTGAATGGGGGGGCCAACCAATGGCAATGGAAATGCAAGATAGATTTGTTGAAAATACAAATCAAGATGAAGACGAAGAGGAAGAAGATAATCCTAAAGATAAAAAAGAAGAAGACAGGGACAAAAAGAAAGACGATAAGGAAAAAGAGAAAGACGAAAAGAAACAGTTTAAAAAAAAAGTCAAACAAGACGACCATATTGAACAAGAAGAAGCAAAAGATTATGCAGATTTCTTAAAAAAAGAATTCAATAAGTGGGAAAAAGAAATAATGAGTTTTATTGATGACACGCTCTCCGATGAATTTCTGTCAAAATCCAATCCTAAACTCC